TAACCTGTAACGTTGTCAGGTCTAATCCACATATCTACTGTGAAATCACCTGAACTTAAATCAATGTTACTATCAGACTCTACATAATCATCTGTTCCATCTAACAGTAATGATGCAGTGCCAAACTTTTGTTGTGCTGTAGAAAGTTGTGCATCACCCTCTGCTGTAAATGTTGAGAATGAGTTAGAGCTAGTTATATTACCTGTAGCAGATACACCAGTAATAGTAGGTGTAGTACCAACGCCTAAGATAAATGTTAGGCCATCATCTGCTGCACCTGTACCTGCTACACCTGTTGGTGCAACTACTGCTTCGGCTGCTGCTGTTGCACTACCTGCTGCACCGTTAGCTTGTACACCTGTAAGATCAACATTAGTACGAGAGCTAACGTTAACTCCTGCACCATTGATTACACCTGTACCTGCTACACCTGTAAGGCTAAAGGAAGCATCGGCCTGTTCATAGCTTTCACCAAAGGTAGCTACGGAGAAAGGATTAGTTGAGTAGGCCATGCTTTACTCCTTATGCAGCAGCATCACTTGCAAGTACACCGTACCAGTTTGTACCACCATCACGTGTATGGAAGACTAGAATATCTGTTTCACCTGAAGCAGGGGCATCTGGGGCTGTACCACCTGCCCACTTAACTGAGCTAGGCCATGTGACCGTTGACCCGTTGCCTGTTAGCTGTAGGACAAAGCCTTGGATGTATCCACTAGATGCACCACTAAATGTAAAGGTGGTATTGCCTGACATTGTAAGGCTAAATGCTCCACCGTTGTCTACATTACATGTAGGCGATGTACCTGAAAGAGCATCATAATCTTCTGCTACTGAGCCATCTGTTACAAAAATACCAGAGCTGTTAAACGTAGCAGAGGTGCTATTACCTGTAACTAGGTTAATAGTGTTAGTACCAAAACCAAGATAAGTATCAGTATCACCATCATGGAACAGCTTATCGTTTAGATAAATGTCCTCTACATCATACAAAGTATTGTTGTTGTGGTATGTAGATTTGTAGTGATTTATGCCACCCGTATTAAAGTGAGCAATCTCTTGGTTGTTTGCCCACAACTCAAGTTCACCATCACCGTCTTGACGAATACCTGTATCGTTGTCGCCTAAAGCAATAGCTTTACCGTTATTAAAAGTATTCCCTGGTGTTGTATTACCTACGCCTAGATTGCCTGTGATATTGTATGTTCCAGACATAGTGTCCGATGTATCACTACGAACAAAGCTGCCACTATCAATGCCATCCAACAAGTTACTGTCAGCCGCCTTGCCAGTTGTGGATAGCTTACCATCCAACGCAGTCTGCAATCCATCTACGTTTGAGATAACGTGGTTGTGGCTATCGTCTGCAACTGTGACTGACAATGTTGCATTGCCAAGGTTCGTGAATGTAGCAGAACCAGATGCATCACCTGAAAGTGTTAGTGTAGGATCAGATGTAGCAGTAGTGCTGATGCTGATATTACCAGAGCCATCAAAGTTAGCATTACCAGTTACCGCACCTGATAGTGCAATATTACGTGCTGTAGCCAGTGCAGATGCAGTAGAAGCATTACCACTAAGAGCAGCAGTAATAGTACCTGCACTAAAGTTACCTGATGCATCACGAGCTACAACTTTAGATGCTGTATTGTTTGGAGTAGCATCTACGCCAATCGTAAGTGCAGCACCTTCGGAACCTGCAGCACCACCTGTGATGTAGTTGCCTGAAGCTACAGACGTTACGTAGTTACCTGTAGTGTCAGTACCTAGTGCTACAGAATCAGCAGCAATAGTAGTTGCAATAGTTGCGTTACCTGTACCGTCTACACCTGTAACACTACCAGTAACATCACCTGTCAGGCTGATAGTACGCCCTGTTTCCCAAGCTGTTGCAGTAGCTGCATTGCCTGTTGTATCTTGGTTACCTGTAGTGTTAACACCTGGTAAGTTAATACTTGCTGTACCATCAAATGATACACCACCGATGTTACGAGCAGTCTGTAGGGCTGTAGCTGTATCAGCATTACCTGTTACATCACCAGTGACGTTACCTGTCACGTTACCCGTTAGACTTGCTGTTACACTGTTAAATGTCACATCAGAGTTTGTTTCTACAGCCTGACCAATATTAATACCAGAGCCATCTACAGTAACACCTGTACCTGCATCAGCAGAAAAGACAGTACCTGTTAGTGTAATACCGTTACCTGCACTGTATACAGCAGTAGAGGCTACCTGTGTAAATGTAATATTAGTTGTACCAAAGGTAATAGTACCTTCAGTGTTCATCACATATAGTTCACCTGCACCTGCCGCACCTTCTAGTACAAAAAATGCGTCACCTTTACCAAACGAGTTAGGGTCAGATGGGGCATAGCTATCTGTGTCTGTTGATCGGGTTAGTACCCAGTTAGTGCTTGCAGAACCTGTGTTAGTTACAGTGTATACACCGTTCTGTGTAGCATCTGTTTGTTCATAAATAAGTACACGGTCATTTGTGCTTAGTGTAACACCATCAATGACTAGTGCAGCTTGTGTGCTATTGTTAGTAAGTGTAGCACCTACACCTGCAGTACCATTGTCATAATCAGCACTTAGGTTACCTTCACGCTCAACACGTACAGGATCATGATAGTGCAAACCTGCAGCAGCAATCGTGTCTACGTACTCTTTTGTCGCAGCTTGTAATGCAGTCTGTGGATCACGATTAAGCTCAAGATCACCATCAGCATTAAAGAATGCAGCTTTACCTGCAGGTTGTGAAATAAATACTTCAGCTTGTGCAGTAAGGTTAACGGCACTTCCTGAGTTAGAACTTGCTAATACGGTAGTACGAGCTAGGAGAGATGAACCTTCTGTCCACGTGCCTAGCCCGACTTCCCAGTTATTAGTGCTAGGCTCAAAGATACTATAGTAAGTAGTATCACCGTCAGACAAAGCAGCAGCAAAAGTCTGGAAGCCATCTACTGTACCATTCAGGGTAAGAGTACCCGTACCTGTAGTGGTAGTAGTTTGTTTTACTCTGTCTTTAATTACGAGAGCCATAGTCTATGCTCCTATTATGCGATGCGGATAATTGCGTTAGATGCGTCTGCAGTTGGGAACTGGATAGTATAGTCACCATTTGTTGATGTCTGTGTACCACCAAAGTCAATTACTGCAATAGCAGCATTAGAAGCAGAAGCATTGTAGATAATACAACCGTCTGCTGAAATAGTAGAGGATGTGAATACTTCGTCATCAATATCTACGATAGCTGTTGTACCGTCTACAGAGATTGTAACGTTATCTAATAGTTGTCCACCTGCTGTGTAACCTGTACCTGTAGCTTCATCAGAGTTACCTGTTACATCAGAGTAGTTAGTAGTTGCAGCACCATATGTGCCTGTAGGTGTAGCTTTAATTAGTGCAAGATAGATATTGTGGGTATCCAAATCATGAGTACCACCCAATAGTTCCGACTTAAAGCTTGTACACATTGCTGTTGTGATAGCCATTGTTTGGAGTCCTTTTTAAGAGAAAGTAGATGTACTAAAGGGCCAGCCTCTTGACAAGACCAGCCCAATAGTTTATCTAAGATTAAGCAGCGTTGTAGTTCGCTGTGACAATTGCCTCTGGACGCAAGATTTTGCGACCGTATAGGTGCATACCACGAACGATGTCTGCAAAGCTGTCTGGGTCACGGTAGTTCTCAACTTTGTTGATTTGCTCCGCTGAAGCTACTGCTTCGTCTTGACCAGCTACGATAACACCGTAGTTAGCTTCCTGTGCAGTCACGCCTGTTGTACCTGCACCTGTTCCCAAGTATGGAAGGTTATTTGAAACATAAACACGGAAGCCGTGTAGGTTGTTCAATACCAAGCCATTCATTAGGCCAGTGCCGCCGAAATCAGCGTTAAGTACACGTGCGTCTTCGTCTTTTAGCATTTCTACAAATACTGGGTCAAGAACGATCCAACGTCCACGTGAGTCCACGTTAGCTGTATCCATGATACGTGCCATACGTGCAATAACTGTTAGTGGTGACACTGTAGTTGCTGACAATGCTGTTGCGCCTGGAAGACGTGGTGCTAGAGGAATAGACGAACCTGCATCTGCACTAGAAGAGATTGTCAAGTTTCCGAAGTCTGTAGCATCTAGACGGTTAGCTGCCAAAAGTTCAGCACCGACTTTATCTGCTGCAGAACCTGCAGAAGCACCTGAGTTTGCTAGGTCACCTGAAGCAGTTGTGTTTACTGCCCATGAACCTGCACCACCTGTGTAACCAGATAGGTAACCAAGAACTTCTTCGTCCATTGCATCAGCCATCTTATACGCTGCACGATCAGCAGCCAAAGATGTGAAGTCAACGTGCGAGAACTGCTCTTCGATGTCATCCATTTTGAAAGCAAAGTAGTTAGCTTTGTCGATGGTCAAAGAGAAGTCTTGGTCATCTAGCTTCTCAACAGAAATAGGTGTGTGACGTTGTAAAGAGTTGACTGTTACGTCTGGCTCTTTTTGGATACGAACTGTATCGCCTTGGTTTGCGATCTCTCCGAAGTAGGAGTTGTTTGTGATCGCATTTACGACAGCAGTTTTGCGTAGAGCAATCTGTGCCTGTTTGGAGTAGATGATTGGGGAAAAGTTCCCGTTAAATCCACCCGATGCGGATGTAATAGCCATAGTTAATTTCTCCTTATAGATATGGCGTGAAAGTAGACACTACATATCCACTAAAGAGGCTCTTCATATTAGGGTAGTCAGCTTAGCGTCAAGGGTGGCCGCCCTATCTGCGCTGGGCCTATACGTTGAGGTAGTTCTTTTTTGTGGCTAGTGCTTAAAAAGCATACACACTTGTATTTGTGTATATACTATAGTTTTACTTATGAATATTCATTTGTCAACTATTTTCTTGACACATCATAAATAAACTTTCCTTGGCGCTGGGCTTCAAATATTTCTTCCATGCGCTTCTCATATTCTTTCATAGACATCTTAGCTACTTGTGATTCACTAAGATACTTAGATGCTTCATCGTGTTCTGGCGTAGTGTTGCGTTTTGTCTTCACTGAAGAAGCAGCACCTTTGTCACTACTAGATTTTGCTTTACCAGTAATACCCTTGTCAACTTTATACAAGTCAATCACACGAGCTACAGACTTAGCATCATCTACATTCTCGTATAGAGCATCTTGTACCCACTTAGGCTGATCTTTAGCCCATTCATGGAATACATCATCTGAGCGAATCTCACCAAAGTCTGGGTGTAGTGCAGCTAGTTCAGCTTCGGCTTTCTCACGCTTAGCTGTGATGCGTAGCTCTTCGATCTCTTTCAAGCGAGTATCTAGTGATGCAGCTTTCTCGTCAGCTTTCTTTGTAGCAATAGCTTCTACGATACCTGCTACGTCTGGATACTTCTTAGCCCAAGCTTCGATCTCTTCGTTTGACTTAGGTAGTACAAGCTCATTCTTAGTAGCAGCTTCTAGTTGTTGCTCTAGCTTTTCTAGCTTAGCAGCTACTTCCTTGTCTTTCTCTTGCATGTGCCGACGAAGATCGCCATAGCGTTGCTTAAAGGTTTTCTCTTCAGCGCTTAGGTCTGTATCATCCGCTTCTTGTGCTTCGGCTTTAACTGGCTTTTTCTCTTTTTGTTCAGAAACACTTTCTGCCTGAACTGAGGTGTTCTCAGAGCTTTCGCTATCGGATTCACTATCGGTGGCTTCTTCCTGCGTTTCATCTTCTTGCACCATGCCAGCTTGTTTCATAAGCTCACGTAGTTCTTGTTCATCACGATTAACTCGTGCCATGTTACGTAAGTGCGATGCTGAATGCACCTCTACTTGTTCTACTTCAGCCATTGTTTACTCCTTATGTTGGGGCCAGTCAAGTTATAACTGGGTAGCCTTATAGTTATGTGGATTATTCTTCGTCTTCTTCTTTTTCTTCAGGAGGACTAAAGAAACCTGTCCACCCTGATTCAGCTTGTGCTGCTGCTGTAGCTTCTCTACTTGCTTCCGACTGAGCACGTATAGCTTCATGGTAAGCGATAGGATCGTCACTAGCACTTATAGAGTTAACAAGATTTGTTGCGTCTACCCAGTTATTAAGAGAAGCACTTTTCCATTCTTCATTGCTAAGCCCTTCAGGTTTATTATACTGCTTAGCTTCTGTTTCTTCACCAAAACCAAGGAAGTTCTTAATACTGTCTACTAAGCCAAGCTTTTCTGTTTTCTCTTCATATGAAGTCTTCCACTTATCTTTATCTTCTAGAAGTTCTTTCTGTGCTTCTAGCTTAGCTTTTGTAATAGGATCATCACTTCCTTCTATTGCAGCATTGATACCTTTTAGTAGATTATTCTTTTCGTACTTCTTAATACCGTAACTAGCAGCTAAACCAGGAAGACCTAACACTGCTGAAGCACCTGCCTGAAGTAAAGGCTGGGAAGAGTAGTGCGTATTTACTGCTGTTTCTACAGATTGTGGATCAGTAAAGTCTATTTCTTTATTTGGCTTTTGTTCTGCAATACGATCTCTAGCACGTTGAGCAGATGCTGCATCAAACCCATCATCTTCTGAAACCTGTGGTGCAGCTTGTTCTGTAGTAGTAGGTGCATCACCTTCTGTGTAACCTGGTGGAATCATACCCATAGGTTCACCATTAAAGAATGGGATAGTAATAGTCATACCTGCATCGTTAGTAAAGGTACGATACTCTAGTCCACCTTGGAAGTCTGGACCTGCCATGCCGAACTGTGTTAGGTCAGGCTGTTGGATGTATGCTGGATAGTTTAGACCACCTGCTTGGAAGCCCATAAGCCCACCACGGTTAGCCATTACTTGTTGTTCTTCTTGCGGGGCTTGAGCCATGATGACCATAAGCTCTTGATCAGAAATACCAACGTCACCCGTTTCTTCTTCGATAGGCTCACCGCCAATACGACCATTAGCTTCCATTTCAGCCAAACCCATCTTAGCTTGTGCACGTAAGTCCTCAAAGAACTTAACACCATAGAAACGTAGAACATCAGCAGGGACAACATATTCACCCTCACTTAACATTGCAGGAATATCATCACGTACTTCTTCAGGTAGAGAACCAGGTGGTACTTCATTGCCTGACACAGGGTCTATATCTGTACGGCTAGACTTAAATACCGCTTCTGTTTGTTCATCTTCATTTAACGCCATTAACTTTATCCCTTAAGTATTTTAGTCTACGTAGTATGTGTATACTACCCTGCGCTCTGTGTATTTCAACAGTGTTTTCAGCTTGCTCTAATCTACCCTGTACCATAGATATCATTTC